CCTCCGGAACCGCGCCATCGGCCCGGTACACCCGCGTCGCGAGCTGCGCCACCGCGCGGATGAGGTGCGGATCGTCGCCCAGCCCGGCGCGGTCGATCGCCGCCACCAGCTCCGGCGTGGCGATGTCGCCCGCCAGCCGCCGCGCGGCCGCGATGTTGGCGTCGTAACGCTCACCCCATTCGTCGCGCAGCGCTTCCAGTCCCGAGCTCGGATTGCCCGCGTCGTCCTGCGGCGCGGGCGCAGGTTCGGGCGCTGGAGCCGGATCCGATTCGGGCGGGAGCGCGGTCACGGCTTCGGCGACGCTGTCATCGGTCATGCAGGTCTCTCCATCGGTTGAAAAAGAAGGCCGGGCGGGCCCATCGCACCCGCCCGGCTGGGAACGCGTCAGTCGGTGTCGGCCACCGTGGCGCCGAGCAGGTCATCCGACACGTCGACCACCGTCCCGCTGTTCGACAGGACGATGTGCAGCGACACGTCGGTGATGCCCGCCGTCAGGTCGTCTTCGTCCGCGGCCTGGTAGACCCAGATCAGGTCCCCGACCGCGAGCTCCGCGACCTTGGCGTTGAAGTAGCCGGTGGAATCCACCGCGGCCGGCGCGTCCTCGGTGACGTAGTGCCAGACCTTCAGCGGGTGCTTGCCGCCGACATACGATCCGAGCGCCATGAAGCCGTCCTTGTAGGCCATGCTGTGCTCCTCCTCTTCCTGGTCAGCTCGTGGGGATGGCGACGGTGTCGTCGACCCGGACCTCGACCACACCCGTGGCGTCGATCAGGGCGGCCCCGCCGCTCATCATGTGGTTGACGAAGAACGCCGCCCGGTCGCCGTGCCAGGTGATGTCGGCGGTGATGTCGGCGCCGCTCGCATAGCCGAGCGCGGAGCGGTGGTAGACGTAGTTCCGCGCCTGGTTGGTGCCCTTGCCGGGCAGGCCGGTGTGGACCATCCAGTGGATGCCCATCCAGCTGCGCGGCTGCGCGCCCGACAGGAACGGCAGGTCGGCGCCGACGAAGTCCGCGTCGGCGAACTCCGGCACCGTCATGGCGATCGACCACGACCGCGGGGTGAGCAGGCCGAAGCGCTGCCCGTCGCGCGGCACGTCGTTGTCGTCGAGCTTCTCCGAGGCCTGCAGCAGCAGGCTGCGGGTGATGCCCGTCGAGTAATCGCCGACCGAGACCGTGGTGCCGTCCGCCGCCGTCAGCACCTGCTCGTCGGCCTTGCGGCCGAGCGCCCAGGCGCCGCCGTTGGCGATCGCCTCCTTCTCGTCGTGCTGCACCTTGGTCTGGTCGAGCTTGTCGACCCAGTCGCCCGCGTAGAAGTCGGCCAGGGTGCATTCCACCGCGTTGTGGCTCTGGTTCATCGGGGTGATGGACCCGTGCCGCGCCTTGGTGGTGGCCGCCCCCTTGCCGATCACCTGGAAGGTGGTGGTGGAGCCCACCACGTTGTTCTGGCGGCGGATCGTGGACAGCAGGAACGACCCGCGCCGTTGGAAGGCTTCGTGGACCTCGCGCTCGTACTGCTTGACGAACGCGACGCCGATCGAAGTGCTCATCGCTCGTTCTCCTTGGATGTTGAGACGAGCACGCCGCGTGGTGGGCCGGAGGCAGGGCGCGGTGGGCCGGGCGCGCGTGTGCGCGCCGGGTCGCGGCCGGGGCCGTCCGGGACAGTCGGTGTGCGGTTGGGTAGAGCCGCCTGCTAGGGGCGCGCGGGCTTACGCCTGCGTGGTGGGCCGAGGGGCGGGGTGTACGGTGTGATGCGGCTCGGGCGGAACCGGATCAGCCGGTGTCGCTCGACAATACAAAATCCTTCATGCGCCATCTGGTCGTGCACGAACCACTCAGCGAGCGCGAGCGCCTGCTCGGAGTCGATACCGAAGATCGTGCGCTTGGACCCAAGCATACGGACATCGCAGCACCACGTGCGCATCTTGTCGTGCCATCGCGGCAGACCGACGCTAGCGCGGATCGACACCGACTTCTTCCCGCACGGTTTCCCTGCCGCCCAAAAGATCAAGGCCGCCCGTGGTACGGACGATCTTGACGACATGCTGCGTCGCCGCCCGTCGTATGGCTTGCCCCGCTTGTTCATCGCGTCGCGGTACGCGGGGCCGCGGAGACGCCCCGGTATGTACACAGTGTTCATTGCAACGCGTATCCTATGTTCTCTTTTTGTTCTTTGTAAAGGGGACTATCGACGTGCATGTTCGAGTCGACTACCCGCGGCGCGCACTTTCATACTCACGTCCGCCTCCCCTCATCCCCCACCACCGGGCCGTCGCCGTGCAGCTTCCGATACAGCGCGGCGAGCTCGGACTGGGTCGAAGCCTCGCGGTATTTCGCGCGTAAAGATGGATCGGCGGCGTTCTGCCAGGCGTGGATCTCGTCCAGCCGCTCGGCGATCGAGGCGCCGCTCGCGGTCGTCGTATCGGCGTGCAGCGTGTCCTCCATCAGCCCCTCGCCCACCTTCGCCGCGTAGCGCACGAAGTCCGGCAGGGACCCGAGCAGGCGCCCGTCGCTGAGCTGGAGGTTGAGGATGTCTCTCGGGTCCCCGTCGTGGAACCGGGCCACGGCGCGCTCCGCCATCGCCCGGTTGCGGTCGTAGTCCACGCCCCAGTCGCGGCGCAGATCACGCTCGGCGCGCGTCAGCGCCCTGGCGTCGGAAGCCTCCTGGTGCGCCTGGGCGCGCGCCATCATCGCGTTCCAGCCGCGGTTGAGCGCCGCCGCCTGGGGCGCCGTCACCTGGGCGCCGTAAAACAGCTCCGCCACCTCGGCGCGGAAAGCGAGATCGGCCTCGCTCGCCTCGCGCCCCTTCGGCCCCGCGAGCGCGTAGCCCTCCGGCCCATCGGGCACGAAGGCGGTCGAAAGCTTCTGGCGTAGCTCGAAGGCGGTCTTCACCGCGTCGACGGGCGTTGCGAAACGGCCGGCGAATTCGCGCAACCGCGCGTCCTCGATCGGTGCGCGCCAGTCCTCGGTCGCAGCCTGCGGCGCGTCCGCCGCTTGAACGTCATTCTCCGTCATGGGCCTCCGGCTCGTGGTTGAGCGCGACCAGGATGCGCAGCCCGATGTTGCGCTCCCCGTCGCGGAAATAGGTCTCGTGCGCGTCGCCCGGCGCGGCCACGCGCTGGTACATGCGGCACCATTCGAAGATCTGCCACAGCACGCGGTTGCCCTGCGCCGCGGTCGAATCGCCGAGGAACACGGCGCGGAAATCCTTATAGCGCTCGAGCGCGCCGTAGCCTTCCCCGAGCTTCGCGCGCATCAGCCCTTCGAAGAACGCGACCGGGTCAGGCGGCGGCGCCGACGCGCGGCGGCGAAACAGGCGCATCACGGCTGGCCCGCAAGCATGGCGCGGGTGAGATGCGCGCCGATCTCGGCGGCCTTGCCGATGCCGTGCAGCAGGTCCATCGCCTGCTGGCCTTGCAGCCGCGCCTGGCGCAGCCCATCGACCGCGCCTTGCGCGCGCAGCCAGCGCCGCGGCAGGCCGAAGATCTCCGGCACGTCGCGCGCGATGGCGTCCACGTCGAAATTGTCCATCGCTTCCGGCTTCGCGGCCAGGAACGGCGCCAGCAGCTCCATCGCGCGCGCGGCGCCGGCCGCCTCGATCTGCCGCCTGGCCTGCTCGATGGCCGAGGACACGACGAAGCGCACCCTGCCGCCCGCGAGCGCGGGCGGCGGCGGACCGAACGCCCGCGCCCGCAGCATGATCATGAAGGCGCGCTGCGGGATGACGCCGATGTAGTCGGTCTCGAGCCGGCCTACGACCGGGCCCACGGTGCGCAGGAACTCGTCGCGCCGCTCCAGCACCTCGGTCGCGGTCATCCGCGGCCCGTCGACCGGCAGGTTGAACACGTTCTTGAAGAACGCGGCCTCGATCTGCGCGCGGGTGTCGGCCTGCATCTCGCGCCCGAGCGGGATGTTGCCGCCGGTCTCGAGCGGCGCGATCGGGCGGATGCCGCCCAGGTCGCGTAGCGCCTGCGCGTCGACGTAGCTCACCCCGCCGGGGAAGGTGCGCGCGGTGCCGATCACCGCGTCGTTCACCTGGATCAGCGGCGGATCGACCGCCTTGTGCCCGGCGACCAAGATGGTCTTGCCCATCTGCTGCAAGGTGTTGGCGTCGGGCAGCGCGATCATGCCGGGCGAGCGCCCGTAGGTCTCGCCCGAAGCCGTGTCCCAGCGCGGCACGGCGAAGGGGAATTCGTGGAAGCCGGATTCGCCCACCTTGTGCTCGGACGCGACGTCGATCACCAGCGAGGCGAAGGGCAGGTTGCGGCTGTCCGCCTTCGCGGGATCGCGCTCTGTGCGCGGCTGCACGACCTGGAGGAACACGAACTTCTCGTCCGGCCGGCCGCGAGCCAGCGCCTCGCGCGTCTTGGCGCCGAGCGCGTCCGCGCCGTAGCGCTGCGCCGCCTGGCGCGCGGTCAGCCGCAGGCGCAGGAAGATCGTGTCGATCTCACCGTCGCCGTTCTCGGCGATGAAGGCATCGCGCAGATGCGACGAGCGGAAGCACAGCCGGTCGTAGGCGTGGGACTCGCCGATGAACAGCACCCCAGTGCCGAAGGTGACGAGATCGTCGTCCACCTCGCCCGAGCGCTGGATGAACCGCGCGCGCGGATTGTAGATGGCGGCGAACAGCCGCTCCTCCACCCGATCGAGCCAGGCGCGCACCTCGTCGCGCTCGTTGAGCGCCTCGTCCTCCGTGCGGATGTAGAACCAGCGGCTGGTCTTGGGTTTCAGCATCCCGTCGATGGCGGCG